ACTGTTGCTGACGCTGTTGCTTCTAACGACTCCGACATTTCTACCTTACAATCTAACGTAAGCAGCAATGACTCGGACATCAGCTCCCTTCAATCTGACGTTTCAACTGCTCAGTCTGACATCTCCACTCTTCAGTCGAACGTTTCTTCGAATGATAGTGACATCTCTTCTTTGCAGTCCGATGTATCCGCTAACACTTCTGCTATCAGCAGCAACGACAGCGACATCTCTGCTCTGCAAACTCAAGCTGGTTCCTTAGCTGCCGACGGTAACTCCGCTTCTTTCAGCGGTAACATCTCTGCTGCCAATGCTACGTTCTCTGGTAACTTGACTGTTAATGGTACGACCACTTCGGTTAACACCACCAACATCGATGTTACTGACAGCATCATGAACCTTTCTAAAGGTGCAGCTTCCGGAACAAATGCTTCGAATGACGGTGGTTTCATCGTTGAGCGTGGTTCTTCCGAAAGCAATGTTGCTCTGGTGTGGGATGAAGGCGAAGATAAATTTGCCGTCTACACAACTTCAGCAACTGCTGCTTCCACCGATATTTCGTCAACAGACGGATCGGCCGCTCTTGCAGACTTCGATGCTAACTTGTATCACAACGGAGTTGAACTTGGTTCAGTATCTGAGTTTGAAACAGCATTGACTGCTTAATAGTTTAAAGCTCATCCATCATTAAGGGGCGGTTCTTCGGAGCCGCCTCTTTTTGTTTACAAAGATAACAACCAATAGTAGTATAACATCATGCTAAGTCATAAAGAGGGAAGTAAACTGCACGATAAGATAGCAGGTGCGTACAGTCACAGCATAGATATGATGGAAGATACGGGGGAGTATAACGCTGCCCTACTCAATGGAGCTAGACAGTTCCTGAAAGATAACAACGTATTGATGGACAGCGGTGTAGGTACGCCTTTAGAAGCATTAGATCATCAATTAAAAGCGTTACCATTTGAAGAAGAAGAACATCGAGATACCGCCCAAGCTACGGGACTTTAGAAACTTTCTATACCTAGTCTGGAAACACCTTAACCTCCCTGATCCTACCCCGCTTCAATACGATATAGCGGAGTACTTGCAACACGGACCTAAGCGGTCTGTTATCATGGCGTTCCGGGGTGTAGGTAAGAGTTGGATAACATCAGCCTTTGTAGTACATCAGCTACTGCTTGACCCAGCTAAGAACATACTTGTTGTATCTGCATCTAAGAATAGATCGGATGACTTCTCTACATTTACCCTTCGTATCATCCAAGAGATACCTATACTAAAAGGATTAAAACCGTCAGAGAACCAACGATTCAGTAAGATAGCGTTTGATGTAGGACCCAGTGGAGCCTCTCACGCACCCTCTGTTAAGTCCCTTGGTATATCGTCCCAGCTCACAGGTTCCCGTGCAGACATCATCGTAGCTGACGACGTAGAGGTAGCTAATAACAGTGCTACTCAAGGAATGAGGGATAAACTGGATGAACAAGTAAAAGAGTTTGACGCTATCATTAAACCACTCGACTCCTCCCGTATCATCTTTCTTGGTACTCCTCAATGTGAAGACAGTATATACAACAAACTGCGAGAGAGGGGCTACAAGAGCCGTATATGGCCTTCAGAGTATCCAGACGATACAGAGGCTACAAACAACTACGGAGGCGATTTAGCACCCCTTATAGCGGATAACATAGCTTCTGATACAGTTGGTACTTCTACAGAACCCTTACGGTTCACTGATCTGGACCTAGAAGAACGTAAGATGAGCTACGGTCGTACCGGGTACGCCTTACAGTTCATGTTGAATCCTAAGCTAAGCGATGCTGATCGATACCCATTAAAGATTAACGATCTGATTATATCTGATGTGGATGTAGACTTAGCTCCTGAGAAAATTGTGTGGTCCAGTGACCCGGATAATACGGATCGTGACCTCCCAAATGTCGGATTAGCGGGGGATCGATTTAGGCGTCCCTCTTCCACTGTAGGAGATATGATACCGTATACTGGGTCTGTGTTATCTATTGACCCCAGTGGGCGTGGTAAGGACGAGACAGGGTACGCTGTAGTAAAGATGCTTAACGGACAGTTGTACGTACCTGATGCTGGTGGTATACGAGGTGGTTACGACGAAAGGACGTTGAAACAACTGGTAGCTATAGCAAAGGATAACAAAGTTAATATCGTTGTTATAGAGTCTAACTTTGGAGACGGTATGTTTATGGAGCTGATTAAACCTCTGTTTCGTACCACTTACCCTGTAACTATAGAAGAAGTACGACATAACAAACAAAAGGAGCTACGTATCGTTGATACCTTAGAACCTGTACTTAACTCTCATAGACTTGTTATTGATCCAAAGGTTATAACGTACGATTACAAGTCAGCTCTTAGCTACCCTATAGAACAACAAACCAGATATATGTTAATGTATCAGCTATCACGGATAACAAGAGATAGAGGATCATTGGTACATGATGACCGTCTTGACGCCTTATCAATCGCTGTTGGTTATTGGGTACAACAGATGGCTGCTAACGCTGACCAATCGATGGTTGATAGACAACAAGAACTTCTTCATAAAGAACTACAAGACTTCACGGATAGCTTCTATAAGCGTAATAACAAAGCTGTAGCTAACCTTTGGATGTAACCTCTTATCGTTATAACAAACCTCTTAACTGTTATATATAAGGTGTTTCTCTATTTAGTTTAAATACATAAGTATAGTTATATAGTTACCTTGTAATCCTAAAGTTAGACTTTAAATTTACTAGGTCTACGTCTGTAGACACACCTATCCTTAAAAGACTTATTTAAAGATCACGTTATCAATCTGACCGTTTAGAGATGTTAGCGAAAGAACGAATGTATGAGCTAACTAAACAACTGATGTATTGATATGATGGAAGCTGCTGTATCTTTAAGGTTCTTATGGAATAACGAGCTAAAGTAAGCGTCAGCTAATGTAACCTCTTAGTAGGTATTGCTTATCTTGTTATCTATATACCTATCGGTATGAGACCTCTTAAACGTACGTCTATAACGACTATCTAAATCTCATTATTATACAATCTAGCAGCCGAAGGGAACGTGTAAAGCATAAAAGTTAAAGATGTAGTAAATAACAGATGTACAGCTTGGTCGTCGATTTACCTATGAAAACGTCTCACCTTATGCTATAGTTACAACATCATGGACATCAACGAACAAACGGACACGCTACAGTACGAACTGGCAAAGCTGGTATATAGGTTCAAGAGCGAATACGATCTTAACGATTACACTATAGCTGGATGCTTAGACTTCTGTAAGCTGTCAGTATTGACGGAAACAGATGATGTTATATTTAACCCAGATTTAGCCGATGAAGAAGACACCGAAGACGACAATAACAACATTACCTTCTAGCGAAGTAGATCCAACCTTACCAATCATTAAGATTGTCTCTGAAGAAGAAGAGATGCACGTGAAGCTTGGTCTGGAGATGGAAGATGAAACACACGATATGCTTGTTAAATGGGGCAAAGAGGTAGCATCCGATGAAGATTACATCAATATCGCCATATCAGACGGTATAAAGCATCTTATATCAAGCGATAACAGCGACTCTCTAAATAAAGAAGATACACTCCCACTCGTATAACGGGAAGCTCGGCTCTGTTATAGGGATCGGGTCACAGTCTGTAAAGACGACGGTCATATAGCCGTAATATACAGCACACACAAAGCTTAAGTCGAAAGGTTTCGGTAGAAAAATGTGAAAGCCTTACGCTATATACGCGCGCGTTAATTACCCCCGCATGTACCCGCAAGATTCTTATAGGGGAGGGGATGTTGATTCGTACTATATACATTATGTCTAGTTAGTTTTGTTGACTATCAAGGACTTATGTAAACATCGCCAGTTTCCCGCTGATTTTCGCTTAATTTTTTTTTTCGTTATTGCAAGCTGTTTGCATTAAGAATGATCGATCAAAGCCAGTACTGATGCGTCCCTTATTGCAAGTTGTTTGCATGTTTCTTATTCTTTTTTCGCGTTCCACTTCCGCTCACAATCGCTCACACTTACCACTTGAAACGCTCACAAACGATCAATAACAATCGCTAATAGTTACGATTAGCAGACCTTATACGATTCGATATTGATAAATTTTTATTTGCAAGCTTGCCGTTATTCAATCAATAGCTGTTC